AGCCCACGCGCATTATCGGTTACGGATCGGTGTTTAACAGCCGCTCCGAACCCCTCTGGGGATTCCGCGAGATTATTAAGCCCGGCGCTTTCGATGACGTGCTGGGTGACGATATCCGCGGTCTGTTTAACCATGATCCGAACTTTATTCTCGGGCGCAGCGCTTCCGGTACGTTGAGCGTCAGTGTCGATGATAAAGGGCTTCGCTACGACATCGATGCCCCTGACACCCAGACCATTCGTGATCTGGTGCTGGCACCGATGATGCGCGGCGATATCACCCAGTCGTCTTTCGCATTCAGGATCGCCCACGATGGCGAACACTGGTACCAGGACGATGAGGGCATCGTCATTCGCGAGATTAACCGCTTTTCACGGCTTTTTGATGTCAGCCCGGTGACCTATCCGGCTTATCAGGATGCCGATTCCGGAGTTCGCTCCATGAAAGCCTGGCAGGAGGCGCGCGACAGCGGCGCGCTGGCGCAAGCCATTAACCAACGAACGGCGCGCGAGCGCATGCTGACTCTTCTTAACGCGTAAGGAAAAACCATGAAATTGCATGAACTGAAGCAAAAACGTAACACCATTGCCCGCGAGATGCGTGCTCTGCACGAGGGTATCCCTGAAAACACCACCTGGACTGAAGAGCAGCGCACTCAGTGGAATAAAGCAAAACACGAGCTGGATGCGCTCGACGAACAAATCGGCCGCGAAGAAGAGTTGCGCCGTCACGATCAGAGCTACGTTGACGAGCAGGAGCCGGAGCAGCGTCAGCGCCAGAGCAACCCGGAAAAGCAGGCAGATGAGCGCCGCGCCGCGGCATTTGATCGCCTTCTCCGCCATGGCTTTGGTGAGCTCACCGCCGAAGAGCGTCAGGCCGTTAAAGAGCTGCGCGCCCAGGGTACGTCTCCTGATGACAAAGGCGGCTATACCGTACCTACCCAGATGCGTAATACCATCATCGATGCGATGAAGGCTTACGGCGGGATCGCGAGTGTTGCACAGATTCTCAACACATCGAACGGTCAGGATATTACCTGGTCCACTTCTGACGGGACCGCTGAAGAAGGTGAGCTGCTCGCTGAAAACACTGCGGCCAGTGAAGGTGATGTGACGTTCGGTACGGCGATCCTGGGTGCCAAAAAGCTGTCATCCAAAATCATCCGCGTCTCTAACGAACTGCTGCAGGACAGCGGCGTAGATATTGAAGCATACCTGGCGGGGCGTATTGCACAGCGCATTGGCCGCGGCGAAGCTAAATACCTGGTCCAGGGTACGGGTGCAGGCACACCGCTGCAGCCAAAGGGACTCGCGGCTTCAGTCACCGGGACCGTTTCTGCAGCGGCAGCAGCAGCCTTCACCTGGCAGGAAATGAACAGCCTGAAACACGCGATTGATCCGGCATATCGCGGCGGACCTAAATACCGCTGGGCATTTAATGACGGTACGCTTCAGGTCATTGAAGAGATGGTTGATGATCAGAAACGCCCGCTGTGGCTGCCGGATGTTGTTGGCGGTTCCCCGGCGACCGTTCTGGGTATTCCGTATGTGATCGATCAGGCAATTGATGCGGCGGCGGCGAGTAAGAAATTTATTTTCCTGGGTGATTTTAATCGCTTCATCGTTCGCCGCGTTTCCTATATGACCCTCAAGCGCCTGGTTGAACGTTACGCCGAATACGATCAGACCGCGTTCCTGGCGTTCCACCGTTTCGACTGTGTTCTGGAAGATACCGCAGCCATCAAAGCGCTGGTGGGTAAAGCTCCGTAATACAGACCACCCGGGAAAGATGCCGCGTAAGCGGTTTTTTTATGCCCGTCATCCGGCGGGCATGGAGATTTATATGCTGCTCAAACTGAGTGAAATTAAGCTCCAGCTGCGGCTGGAGGATGATTACACCGAAGAGGATGAGTTGCTGACGGTGATAGGGAGTGCGGTTCAGGCCAGAACGGTGAGTTTTCTTAATCGGACTCTGTATGCAGCAGATGCTGGCGTCCCGGATACCGATCCTGACGGGCTGGTTATGACGGACGATATCCGGCTGGGGATGCTGCTGCTGGCTACCCACTTTTACGAAAACCGCTCATCTGTTTCAGAAGTTGAAAAAACAGAGATGCCGCAGTCATTCACCTGGCTTGTCGGCCCCTACCGGTTCATACCGCTATGAAACTTCGCCAGGCGCAAACCAGCGCGACCTACCTGCTGCCCGATCCGGGTGAGCTGGATAAACGGGTGCTGCTCCGGAAACGGGTCGATGTGCCAGCGGCTGATCTCGGTACCCGCCCTGATTACCCCGTGTCTTTTCCGGTCTGGGCAAAGGTTGTCCAGACCAGTGCAACCACTTACCAGGAAACGGCACAGACCGACAACGCGATCACGCATTACATCACTGTGCGCTGGCGCCGCAGGATCACCAGTGATTTCGAAGTGGTGCAGGGTGATCAGGTGTACCGCGTTAAGCGGGCCCGCGACCTGAACAGTAAGCGGCGCTACCTGCTGCTCGAGTGCACCGAGCTGGGCACTGAGGCAGCGACAACCGGAGGAAACGGGAATGGCGACTCCCTTTTTTCACGTTGATTTTCAGCAGCCAAAAGAGTTGCGCTTCAACCGGGCGCGCGTCCGCAGGGCCTTCATCCATATCGGCCAGCGGCACATGCGGGACGCCCGCCGCCTGGTGATGCGCCGCGGTCGCTCTGAGCCTGGCGAAAACCCGGGGTACCAGAGCGGACGGTTAGCGAAATCCATCGGCTATATGGTGCCCAGAGCCAGCAAAAACCGTCCGGGGTTTATGACGCGTATCGCGCCTAACCAGCGAAACGGCCAGGGAAACCGGCTTATTACCGGCGACTTCTACCCGGCATTTCTGTTCTACGGCGTACGGGGCGGCGCTAAACGTCGGCGCGGCCACCATCGGGGGGCATCCGGGGGGAGTGGCTGGCGGCTGGCGCCACGTAACAACTTCATGGTCGAAACGCTGCAGAGAAACAGCCCGTGGACGCGCTACTACCTGGCGCGTGAGCTGCGCCTCTCACTCAAACCGGAGAAACGCCGTCGATGAAACTGACGCCCGTTATTGCCACCCTGCGCGCCCACTGCCCTTTATTTCAGAACCGGGTGGCCGGTGCCGCGCAATTTAAGGATCTGCCGGATGTCGGCAAGATGCTGCTGCCGGCGGCGTATGTTGTGCCGGGCGATGATTCGCCGGGCGAACAGAAAAGCCAGACCGATTACTGGCAGACGCTACGCGAGGGCTTCTCAGTAATCGTGTTCGTCAGTAACAGCCGGGACGAACGCGGCCAGTTTGCTTCCTTCGATGTCGTTCATGAAGTTCGCCAGGCGCTCTTTAAAGCACTGCTTGGCTGGAACCCGGAAGAGCGCGGCAACCCGATCACCTATGACGGCGGCACGCTGCTGGATGTGAACCGTCACGAGTTGAGTTATCAGTTCGACTTCGTGGTTGAGACTGAACTGACAGAAGATGACACCCGACAGCAGGACGATCTGAACGCGCTGGATGAGTTCAAAACCCTGTCCATTGATGTTGATTTTATCGATCCTGGCCAGGGGCCGGACGGTGAGATCGAACACCACATTGAAATCAACCTTCCCACCTGAGGAAAACCATGTTTGTAAAACCGAAAAACGGGCGGTCTGTCCATGACCCGGCCCGGGGCGACCTTTTGCCTGAGGAAGGGCGAAACGTTGAAGACAGCCAGTACTGGTACCGTCGGGAAATCGACGGGGATATTGAAATTGTTCCGCCGGTGAAAAGCGGCGAACCGGAAAATAAGGCGATCACTAAATGACTGTATCGATGAACACCATCCCGTCTGATCTCCGCGTTCCGCTGTTTTATGCTGAGATGGATAACAGCGCGGCGAATACGGCCCAGACCAGTGCCCCTTCGCTGCTGATCGGCCATGCTAACGCTGGCGCCAGCATTGCAACCAACCAGCTGGTTTTCATGCCGTCAGCCGATTACGCGGTTCGTGTGGCTGGCGCCGGTAGCCAGCTGGCGCGCATGGTCGATGCGTACCGGAAAACCGACCCCTTCGGCGAACTCTGGGTTATCGCGGTGCCGGAGCCTACCGGAACGGCAGCAACGGTTACTCTAACGGTATCGGGATCGGCCCTGGCTGCAGGCGTGGTTTCGGTTTATATCGGTAACCGCCGCATTCAGGCGGCCGTCAGTGCCAGTGATGCCGTGGCGGCTATTGCCACGTCTATTGCCAACGCCATTACTGCTGACGGGCGAACGCCATTCACGGCCGCAGCTGCAGCAGGTGTTGTTACGCTGACGGCGCGACATAAGGGCACCTGGGCAAACGACATCCCGGTGACGCTGAACTACTACGGTTTTAGCGGTGGCGAATCCCTGCCATCTGGCGTGAATATCGCAATTGCCACCGGCGCCGCAGGAACCGGCGCGCCAGTGCTGACCGGAACGATCGCGGCTATGGGGGATGAGGCTTTCGATTATATCGGCCATCCGTTTAACGACACGGCGTCCGTTAACACCATCAGCCAGGAAATGAACGATACCAGCGGCCGCTGGAGCTGGTTGCGTCAGATTTACGGCCATGTCTACACCGCAAAAATTGCCGTCGTGAGCGATCTGATTACCGTGGGGGACATGTTCAATGACCCGCATCTGACGATTGCCGGGTACGAAAAAACGGTGCAGTCCTGCGCCGATGAGCTGGCGGCCAGCCGTACCGCCCGCGCCGCAGTATTCCTGCGAATTGACCCGGCCCGCCCGACGCAGACCGGCGAACTGGTGGGCATGCTGCCACCGCCGAGCGGTAAGCGCTTCATCAAGACCGAGCAGCAATCCCTGCTAACGCATGGGATCGCGACGGCTTACACCGAAGGTGGCGTGCTGCGCATTCAGCGTGACATCACCACCTATAAGAAAAACGCTTACGGCGTTGCCGATAACAGCTATCTGGACAGTGAAACGCTGCATACCAGCGCATACGTCCTGCGTCGCCTGAAGACGGTGATCACCAGTAAGTACGGCCGCCACAAGCTGGCGAACGACGGTACACGCTTCGGCCCCGGCCAGGCAATCGTCACCCCAGCGGTGATTAAAGGGGAGTTGCTGTCGACGTATAAGCAGATGGAACGCGAGGGGATCGTTGAAAACTACGACCTGTTTAAAGCGCACCTGATCGTTGAGCGCGATGCAAATGACCCGACCCGCATCAACGTGCTTTATCCACCTGACTACGTTAACCAGCTGCGTGTATTCGCGCTGCTTAACCAGTTCCGTCTTCAGTATGCAGAGGAGAGCGCATAATGCCGCGCATTGCTGGTACGTGTTATTTCAAAATTGACGGTCAGCAGCTTTCGCTGACCGGTGGAATCGAGGTGCCAATGAACACCACGATCAACGATGACGTCATTGGCATGGCCGGTGACGTCGACCGGAAGGAGACTCACCGTGCGCCTTACGTGAAGGGCACCTTCAAGGTGCCGAAAGAGTTTCCGGTCAATAAGGTGACAACTTCAGACCAGATGACGATCACCGCCGAGCTGGCGAATGGTCAGGTCTATGTTCTGTCATCTGCCTGGCTGCATGGCGAGGCAAACCACAACGCGGAGGAAGGCACTGCTGACCTCGAATTCCACGGAACAGATGGAGGTTACCAGTAATGAAAGAGATGGTGCTGAATCAGCCAGTAAGCGCTCATGGTGAAACCATCAGCGTGCTTGAGTTTCAAGAGCCAACCGGCAAAGACGTTCGCGAACTGGGTTATCCGTATCAGATGAACCAGGACGAATCTATCAAGCTTCAGGCGCATATTATTGCGAAATATATCGTCAAGCTGGCCGGTGTCCCGTTAAGCACGGTTGACCAGATGTCTCCGGGTGATCTAAATACCGCCGGCTGGCTGGTGGCGGGTTTTTTCCTCCAGGCCTGACGGCTGAATATCTTACTGATCGTTTTTTTGACTGCGCCAGTTACTGGCGCATTAACCCTTTTGAATTGCTGGACAAACCAATCAGTGAAATACCTCTGTTGGTCAGTCAGGCAAATAGAATAGAGCAGGAGAAGCAGCGCAATGGCTGAGTTTGAACTTAAGGCGCTGATCACCGGTGTCGATAAGCTGTCACCTGCGCTGTCGCGAATGCAGAAAAATATTCGTGGCTTCAGGCGGCAGGCAGAGGAAGCATCAAAAGGTGGGCTCGCACTTGGGGGAGGTCTGGCCGCCGGGCTGACCTTATCGATGAAAGCTTACGCGGATCAGGAGAACGCGGCTACTGGTTTGAAAGTCGCCATGATGCAGGACAATGGCGAGGTTGGCGGTAGCTTTGAGAAAATCAATAAGCTTGCCGTGGGTTTGGGTAATCAGCTGCCCGGGACAACCGCAGACTTCCAGAACATGATGCAAATGCTGGTGCGTCAGGGGATCCCGGCAGAGAACATTCTCGGCGGCGTCGGCAAAGCGACAGCTTATCTGGCTGTGCAGTTGAAAAAGACGCCTGAAGCAGCTGCTGAGTTCGCGGCCAAAATGCAGGATGCAACTGGGACCGCATCAGATGACATGATGGGCCTGTTCGATACCATCCAGAAAGCGTTTTATCTTGGTGTTGACGACACCAACATGTTGTCGTTTTTCACCAAAACCAGCTCCGTTCTGAAGATGATTAATCAGGACGGACTTAAGGCGGCACAGGGTCTTGCGCCAATCAGCGTGATGATGGATCAGATGGGGATGCAGGGCGAGTCGGCAGGTAACGCGCTTCGAAAAGTTATTCAGTCAGGCCTGAATATTAAGAATGTTAAGGGCGTTAACAAAGTGCTGGCGAGCCAGAAACTTGGCATCAATCTCGATTTTACCAACGGCAAGGGCAGCTTTGGTGGGCTCGACAATTTGTTTGCGCAGTTGAGCAAGCTTCGCAAATTGACCGACGTTAAACGTACCGGTGTTCTGAAAGCTCTATTTGGTGATGATGCTGAAACCCTGCAGGTGGTGAATGCCCTGATCGACAAAGGCAAAGATGGCTATGACCAGATTCAGCAAAAAATGAATCGGCAGGCCAGCCTGAATAATCGAGTTCAGGCCCAGTTGGGAACTCTTACCAACCTTTGGGAGGCAATGACAGGCACAGCCACTAACGGCCTCGCAGCCATTGGAGGAGCCTTCTCTGGAGATGTGAAGCAAATCGTGACCTGGCTCGGCGACCTCGGGGAAAAGTTTTCTAACTTTGCTGCAAGTAACCCTGGGGTTATCAGGGGAGTGGTCGGTCTCGTTGCAGGGCTTGCTGCACTAAAGCTGGGATTTATGGGGGTTAATTTCGCGCTTGGATTGGTTAGCAAAACCATTTCTCTGTCACCCTGGGGGATTGTATTCAGACTCATTGCCATGGCGGCTGGGGTCATCATCGCTAACTGGAGTACGATCGGCCCATGGTTTAAAGATATGTGGGATAAAGTTGGTTCATACTTTAATCTGGGCTGGCAACTGATTAAAACAGCATTCAGCTGGACACCCTTAGGAATGGTGATTAGCAACTGGGGACCCGTTGTTAAATGGTTCCAGGATATGTGGGACAAATTAATGCCCATCATCGAATGGTTTAGTGATGGGGCCAGTGATACCGTCGCTGCGGCTAATGCTGCGCAGTGGGGGGCTGGCGGATATGGCGCGTACGGTACCGGTGTTCCTGGTTCGGGTTATAACCCTTATCAGATTCAGAAGGGTGGTGCAGCAAAACCGCAAGGGACTATAACCGTACAATTCAAGGATGCCCCTCCAGGGATGAGTGTTACCGACAGTAGGGCGTCAGGAATTGACGTGAATCATGACGTTGGTTACACCAGGATCGGAAGAACTGGAATGGGTGGTTAAGGAGTAGTAATGTGTTGTTCTTTGCTAATATTCTGGCAATTAACATAATGATAAACACACGAGCTAATCATGAGTAAATTAATCGGTTCTAGTTTAATTCTGGGCGCAGCGGCGATTTTTTCAGCACTAATCATATCGGACAATATTTCTTTTAAAGATGAACATATTGTTCCTCTTTCCGGTGGCTCAGTTAAGCTGGGTGATATTTATAAAGAGAATAAACTTGTTAGTGCAAAATTAATTTTTAAAGAGGGCGAGCAGGTTCTGATTTCACAAGGAAATCCGGACACATATTCCTCAGATCTTGATGATAAAATTCAAAAAATTTTAAAAATCATCAATACTGATAAGACTAAACCAGATGAGCAGTTGACGGCTGACAATCTAAGTGTGACTGATGATTCAAGATTGGAACTCATTTCAGCTGTGCAATATTCAAGTGAACATCAGCCAATGTTTACTTTAACTTTGGAAAAGAAAGAAATTCCGATGGAGAAGGGCACGAATATCAAGGCATTTGTTGATAACAACGTTAAGAGCTTTATCAATAGCCAAGAGCAAGCCTATGCTCGGTCACTGTATTTAACGAAATAAAATCAGTTCAACTAACCAAACCCGCTTCGGCGGGTTTTTTTATGTCCGGAGTTTTTATGGCGTGGAAAGATCGGCTCGTGGACGCATCGTTTCGCGGCGTTCCGTTCAAAACCGAGGATGAAGGGGCTCCTGTAGGCCGTCGTGTTGAAACGCACGAATATCCGAACAGGGATAAACCCTATACCGAGGACCTGGGTAGGGTAACGTTTCGACCGAGTATTACCGCCTATGTCATAGGTGATGATTGTTTTGACCAGCGCGACCGGTTGATTGAGGCACTGAATAAACCGGGCCCGGGAGCGCTGATTCATCCAACCTTCGGTGAGCTCAGCGTTTGCGTTGATGG